AACGTAGATACTATTGAGGACGGATTTAACCTTAAAAAAGCAGTTGAGGAAGCGGAGAAACAAACCACAGTGAAAGTAGGAGATTTATATCAACTCGGCGAACACCGATTATTATGCGGAGACTCAACCGCAGAAAAAGACGTAGACAGACTGATGGACGGCAAGAAAACTTTAATGATTTATTGCGACCCACCCTATAACATCGGTTTGAATTACAACAAAGGAATGGGCACAGAAAACAAATACGGCGGAAAGTATAAAGACAATAAATCGGGCGCAGACTATGCTGATTTTATCAGGAACGCAATCAGGAACGCAATCAGGAACGCAGAGGAGAACGCTCATTATTTTTACTGGTGCGACGAAAAATACATAGGATTAATTCAATCAATTTACGAGGAATTAAAAATTGAAAATAAAAGAGTTTGCTTATGGGTTAAAAACAATCAAAATCCAGTACCGCAAGTAGCATTCAACAAAGTTTACGAACCGTGCGTTTACGGAATAATAGGCAGACCATTTTTAAATCCGAATTATAGAGCATTCAATGAAGTTTTAAATAAAGAAGTCGGATCGGGAAACCAACTGGTAGACGATATTTTTGATTTATTTAATATTTGGCTGGTAAAAAGAGACACCGCGCAGGATTACGAACATCCAACCCAAAAGCCAATAACACTACACGAGAAACCGATAAAGAGATGCACGCCTCCCGGAGCAATAGTTTTAGATTTATATGGAGGTTCGGGGTCGACATTAATGAGTTGTGAACAGCTCAACAGAAAAGCATATCTTATAGAAATAAGCCCTGTTTTTTGCCAAGTAATTATTAATCGCTATGAGCAATACTCCGGCAAAAAAGCAGTGAAAATATGACAGAAAAATACAAAGCAGAGCGTAAATTTATATGGAGCCACGGAATAGACATGTTGCAGGACGCGGCCATACAAACCGCCATAGACCAGTGGTACCGGGATACCGGAGCATTGATTGATAAATTCAAGATGCTGAAAATTATCATAATGAAGTACGGCGCAAACTCCGCGCAGATAAACAAGATTTTAATGCAACAAGGCGAAATGTTTGTAAAACCTATGCAAAAGGAAGGAGTATCTATGCAAAAAAAGGACAAACTACCAAAAAGAGAATTTGTAAAGACAGAAAAAGGAGGATTTGAAAACTTTGATTTTGAAAAATTATGATAAACAAAGGAGATTTATTTTTACTCGGAACCCACCGATTATTATGCGGAGACGCCGTAGACCCGGAGGCAGTGAAAAAGGTCATGGGGGGGGGCCTTATAAGACAGATTCTTTCAGATCCGCCATACGGTGTTGCTTACGTTGAAAATAAAGAGCATATGAAAGAAATGACCGGTGCCGAACTGGCCAACAAAACACAAATTCAAGGAGACCAATTACAGACAGAAATTGAGTACGCAAATTTTACAAAAAAATGGTTAGAACTGGCAGTGCCATTTTTAGCAAGTTATAACGTCTGCCACATTTTCAATTCAGATTTAATGATTTGCGCACTAAGGAAAGGAATGAAGGATGCAGATTTTTATTATAGCCAAATGATTATATGGATTAAGAACACAATAGTGATGGGCCGGAAGGATTACAACCCACAGCACGAATTAATCGCATACGGATGGCACGGCCGGCACAAAATGGAACGGTGCAAAGACAAGAGCGTGATATTCTTTCCAAAACCCCACAGATCAGAATTGCACCCGACAATGAAGCCGATAGGACTGCTCAGAAAATTAATATTAAACAGCACAAAGATAGGGGAGGTGGTCTACGACCCATTCGGCGGAAGCGGTAGCACATTGATTGCATGCGAACATACAAAACGAAAATGTGTTATGATTGAGATGGAACCGCAACACATACAAACAATAATCGCAAGATGGGAAAAATTAACCGGACAAAAAGCAGTCTCACAATAAAACAAAGGATACTTCTGAAAATGATATTGTTTGCGGTTTATAAATTATTAGAGGAAGAAAAAATGAGCAAGCACAATAAACACAAAGCCCGCCAGCGCAAAAAAGAAGCGAGGCGCCGAAAGCAAAATGAATATAATCTTAGCGGTAATAATAATCGCAATGATAACAGGGGTAGCATTGTTTCTTAAATGGGCACTAAAACCCCTGCCCGAATGGCACGGACTAACCGGGGAGGAATACAAGAAGTGGAAACGCGGAGAGAGGGGTAAATCAGACATGAGTGATTAAAGACGAAGTAGACTACGACTATTGAAAACAAACAATCCACAGCAAGCCGTAGCGATCCTAATTCAAGGGAAAAACAACAAATATGGAGGAAAATAAGGAAAAACAACCGAATACGGAAAAGCCGGCAGTTGAGACTAAAACGCCCGAGAAAAGTAAGGAAAGTAAGGTTTTAGAGCAAACTGACGAGGAAAAAAAGGAGCAGGAACGGACAACCATAAACAAAGGGTTGTTTTTGAAGCATTTTGCAGACCATCGAGTAGCAGACGTTGTTTGTAAAAAGATAGGTATCGTATTCAAAACATTCTGGGAATGGAAAAAAGAGGACCCTGAATTTGCCGATGCGGTAAGAAAAATAAATGAGGAAAGAAACGATGCGGCAGAGGATATTTTAATGGGATTAGTTTTCATAAAACACGACCCTTCAAGCATTAGATTTTATTTAAAAAAACAACACCCGGAATATAGGGATCGTTCAGAAGTAGACATGAATATAAATCCTGCAATATCAATGAAACAATTTATTGAAGCTTATGAGCAACGAAATGACAAACCAGCAGGCAGTGGAGACGCTCCTGCAAATAAGGGACAAGAGAAGCAAGACGGTGCCGTTTGTGAGCAACCCGGTACAACAGATTTACTGGAAAAGAAAGACGAGGAGAAACCTGTGGTTGAAGCCAAGGCAGAAGGGACTAAGTAAAATCATTGACGCAGACCAGTTGGTAGATTGCATACGAAAGCCGACAAACGCAGTTGTTATCTCGCACGAAAAAGAATCAACGCAAAGACTATTCTCAGCAGTGCGTTTTTTTGTAGAGAATGCATTTGTGCCACCAAAGGTTTCAATTTACTCAAAAAGCGAGATGCGATTTCCTGAAACAGGAAGTTATTATTATGTTGGAACAGCCGGACAAAAAGCATTCGGCAGGGGAGATACAATTCAAAGAGCGCATTTATCAGAGGCCGCATTTTATGATAATTTAGAAAGAATACTGGCCGGCATTTCAGAAGCCGCCGAATACGGGACCATAGACATTGAAACAACACCAAACGGCCGTGGCGAATTTTATGATTTATGGCAGAAAGCAAAACAAGGCAAATCGCCATACACAGCAATTTTTATTCCGTGGTTCATTGACGACGAATACTCGGTGGAGAATATGACAGAGAAAGAGCGACAAGGATTGTCTGTTTCTGTGCAGGAAATGTTTAACATTCCCGACGCAGAATTTATGCAACACATCACACAGGATGAACAGAAACTAATTAAGATGGCCAAGGACGATTGGAAAATAACCATCACAGCCGGACAACTAAAATGGAGACGATACAAAATATGGGACAAAGGTTTATTATTTTTTCAAGAATACCCCGAGGATGACATCAGTTGCTTTTTACAATCAGGCAGATCCGTATTTAATCAAATTACAACAACAAAGGACAAGAGAATTCCGTTGGACGATTTGGCGTCATGGCACGGCACAGACGAACAGAAAAAAGAATTAAAAAAACGCAGAATGTACGCAGGACTGGACGGGGCGGAAGGAACACTGACCGGCGACGCACATTGTTTTGCAGTGATAGATTTTGTTAACGGAAAGGCAACGGTTGTGTTTGAATTGCACTCGAACGACCCGATTGACGTTTTTGATTATAAAGTGGCGCAGATTTGTAAGCAATATAATATTTTAGTGGGCGTAGAAAAAAACGGAGTAGGGTTGGCGCACTTAAATAAACTTGAAACGCTAGGAGTCCCGTTTGTGATTGATTGGGATACAACGGCCGGAAGCAGGCCAGTAATGATAACAGAACTGGAGGAGGCGTACCGCAAAGGATTTTTAACAGAAACATACACCCAAGCTGAGGAGGAGGCGCGCGACATGGTATACACAGAAAAGAACCGGGCAGAACATAAGCAAGGCAAGCACGACGACAGGGTGTTCGCACGCGCTATTGCATGGCAAATGCGCAACTATGCAACCGGAGTAATTTTTGAAAATATTAATCAAGCAAAAAATGAGGATGACGATTGACATCTTTATTTCGTGCTATAATAAATAAATAATATGAACCCACTCATAAAAATCGGTCAAAAAATAAGGTCAATTTTTAAAACAAACGTGAATACCCAACCGGATATACCAACGGGTGGGATGGAGTTGTTGCGCAGATTAAGCGGCGGAACTTACGGACAAACAGAGTTAATGAGCCAGTACTCAAAGTCGCTTTATGTGTTTGCCTGCATTTCAAAAATAGCGAGCAAGGTGGCGGCGCAATCTTTAAAAATGTATAGGGTTAAAAACTCAAAAGGCGACGTGCAGGAAATTAAATCGCACCCGGCATTAGACCTTTTATATAAATTTAATCCTTTTCAAACAAAGACAGAATTTTTAGAAACCACAATGATAAACCTGAAAACAACAGGCGACGCATTTTGGTACAAAGTAAGAAACACATCGGGCAAGGTTGCGGAGTTGTGGAACCTAAGACCTGACAGAATGGTTATAATGTCAGACCCGCAATTATTTATAAAAGAGTATAGATTTTCAAAAGCAGACGGGACCACAGCAACATTTGCGCCCGAGGATATTATTCATTTTAGATACCCGAATCCCCTTGACGATTTATTAGGATTATCGCCATTGAAAGCCGCTGAGACGAGAGTGCAGACCGAGGAATATGCAACACAATATCAAAGGGATTTCTTTTTGAATTCCAGCAGACCCGATGCAGTGATTAAAAACCCAAAGCAGGTTTTGAACGACG